TAATCATTCCTTGTTGTGTCTTAACATCTCTACTCCAACCTATCGATTTGTCTCTTGGAGTGAGATCCAAGAAGTCGGACGATATACAAATGACACCTAGGTACTTACCTGTAACTTCATCTGTTAAGGTATAGAATAGATTGCGACCAATGTTGGAATTATTCTTCATTGTAGAAGAAAAAGTACGAATGGCATTCCATGTTTCAGCCAATTCACCGTTTGAGAGAACCATAATAGGTTTTAATTTGGTATAGTCATCTGGTTCCTGTGGGATCCAAAAATTAGATTTAACTTTATCTACCATTTTTTTCTGGTCTGGATTAACCATCTGCATTTCATTACCAAATAGTGTACTGACTTCATGTACTGGATATCGTTCTTGCACCTCACACCATTTTTGGTATAATGTGTATTCTCTGACATCCATTTTAGAAGCATAAGTTAAGTCCTCAATAAGAACCTTTTTAACTTCTTCAGTATCAACGTGTTGGAACTTGGCAGGATCATTAAGTTCCTGCCATTCAGTCCATTGTTTTTCTACAAACTCAATTGATGTTGCCATTTAATGTAGTCACCGTTTTATTTGCTTTTTCGTACCGTTTAACCAGACCTTTCATCTTCTGGCGCTTTTTCTTGGCCATTTGCAATGCAAGTGGTTTAGCTTTGTCAGTATACAGTATTCCATTCATATGGTCAAGCTCATGTAAGAAGCAACGAGCAGAAACACCAACATAGTTTGCCTTTTTAACTTCACCATTATAATCTTGGTATTCAACCACAATACCAGAAGGTCTTGTAATTTTTAATTCTAATAAAGGAAACGATAAACAACCTTCACCCATATGTACCGTTTCTTCTGACATTGCAGTGACTTTTGGATTAAAGAAGGCCACATATTCTGAACCGGCACCCATCACAAATACACGGTGTTTAAATCCACATTGATTTGCAGATAGACCATAACCATTTCTTTGAATACAAGTTTCTACCAATGAAGAAGCAAATTCTTTTGGATCAACTGGAGGATTTGCAAAATCAAATTCAGGCAACACTTCTCTTAAAATTGGATCATCTTCTGAAACCAAATCAAAAATTGGTACTGCAACTTTAGTAATATTTTCTTCTGTATTAAAAATTAATGTATCACTCATGTTACTATCCTCGAAAAATTATTTTTCTTTTCAAACCGAATTATGCTTCGGAACTTATCAAACAACTGGTCACCTTTGTGAGAGATAACAAATATATTTGTATCTGCACCCATTTCATGAATCAATTTTAAAAACTCCTCTGTACCTACACCATCTAAACTAGAATCAAATACTTCATCTAGTATTAAAAGATTTGTATTGGTACTATTCTTTAGTTTGGCAATCTGTCTCCATGTAAACAATAATGCCAAGTCAATACGCATCTTTTCACCTTCAGAAAAGTTGGCATAGGTAAATTCATCTCGATGCCTACTCTTAATTGTTTCTTCAAAGTTTTCATCAATATTAAAATTAACAAAGAAATCCATGGCCGTTAGATATTTGTTTATCAACTTATTCATGATAGGTAAATATTGTTTGATAATCTTTGTCTTAATACCACCATCTTTTAATAAACTGGAAGCATAATCATAATATTGTTTTTCTTCCAAGCGACCCTTTAAGGCCTCTTGTTGTGTAGTGAGTTCTACCTTTAAATCTTTTAGTTTTTCGTTTTCTTCCTCAAGATTATCTTTACGATTAGATAATAATAATACTTCTTGATTTAATTTTGCAATGTACTTATTGACAGCAGAAATGGTTGAGTTATGTTTAATAACTTCATTGTTATGAGATTGCACGTGTTTAATTATTTGCTCAATCTCTTGGATCCTTTTACTTGTTTCTTCAAATTGTTTTTGTATTTCCTCAAGTCCAACTCCGATTTCTCCTTTTGCTTGATTGTTTCTATCAAGTTGTCCAGTTCGGAACGACTCATCGATAAATTGTTTGCAGGTTGGGCAGTTGTCGTTTTGCTCATAAAAGGTTACCTCCTTATCGATCTTTTTTAACTTAGATTCTAGTTTAGATTCTAATGCCAATAGCTTGGCACTTTTCTTTTGTGTTGATGACTCATCTGTAATTTTACTTTGTAGTACCTCCACATGTTTTAAAATAAGGACAATATCTTTATTTAAAGATTCAATGTCAGATTCAGATTTCTTTATTTCTTCTTTTTTTCTTTCTATTTCGGCATCATTGTGTTTCTTATGTTCTTCAATGTTGGCCTTTTGTAATTCAATTTTATGTTCGATTAATTCTATGCTGCTTTTACCTCTATTGATATCATCCTTTAGAGTAGATACATGTTCTTTTACCAACCCATTCATAGATGAGAAAATATTGATATCAAGTAAATCTTCTATGATAGTTCTGCGGTCTGCGGCAGATAACTGCATAAAAGGAACAAAAGAAGCTGAACCAAGTATGACCACTTGCGTAAAAGATTTGTAATTTAATTTGAGAATATTCTTCTCTAACACTTCTTGGTAATCTTTTGCAGCTGCATCTTGGTTCAGCAAAACTCCATCAACATATATCTCAAAGATATTTGGTTTAAGACCACGAACAATCTTATAGGCCTTACGACCAATGTTGAATTCGATCTCAACCAATCCTTCACGGTTGTTGATTGAGTTTAATATATTAGGTTTATTAATTTTACGAAATGGTTTACCAAATAAACCAAAACATAACGCATCCAAAATGGTTGACTTACCTGCACCATTATGTCCAATAATTAGTGTATTTGGTGATCTAGTTAAATCAATCTCTGTGAATACATTACCAGTAGATAATATATTCTTCCATCTTACTTTTTGAAATAGTATCATGCTTGTTCTTGATTCAATGCTTCCACATAAAGTTCTTTTAAGATGTTTTTCAGTTTGTTATTGTCGATGTTTTCTTCAGCAATATTATCAACAAATTTATTCAATACTGTCAACGTATCTTCCGCTTGGTCAACCATTTCATCATCAAGGCCTTCCGAATAATCAGTTAAATCTTCGGCAATGGTGATGTCTGCTGGATTAACATTATACAGGTTATTCATGAACTTGTCAAACAAATATGGGTTTGTTTTGTTCACTACTACCACTTTCACATAAGTGTTTGTATAAGAAGAAAAATCTTTACTGGTAAGATCAGTTATTGATTCTAGTTTGTCATCGTAGGTGACTTTATGGAACATGGTAAAAGGGTTTTGTATGAACTCCAGTTGTCGGCTAGACAAATCAAATATATGAAACCCACGAGGATCATTATAGTCCTGCCATGTGAGTTCGTAAGGATTGCCCAAATAATATATATCGCCACTAGAAGATTTATGATGATAATGACCACTAAAGGTAAAGTCAAATTTGTTAAACAGTCCACGATCCAATCCCTCATGTGATGGCATACCACGATACATGGCAAAACCTTCAATTTCAAAATGACCCATACAAACTGAAGCTTTGGTATTCTTTAATAGTTCAATACTCTCATCATAATTCTCTGGACATATCCATGGCATCATACAGATTTGGTGTGGTCCAACAAAGATTTCTTCTGGACTATCAATCACGTGAACATTACCATATTCTTGTAGTAAGAGTTCTACTGAATTTACATCGTTGGTATTTTTAAAATATGTGTCATGGTTGCCAGCTAACATATGTACTTCAATTCCTTGTGTTTCAAGTATATCAAAGAACATCTCTTTGGTTCTTTTAAGTGTATAGAAGTTGACGTACTTCCGGCGATCAAAGGTATCACCAAGAATCAAAAGAGTCTTGATGCCTTCTTCTCTTAGTTTTGGAAAAAATATATCACGGTAGAATTTCTCATAATAATCAAGGAAGTTAACCGAGTCGTTTCTAGCTCCGAAGTGCTGATCCGTTATTATTGCTACTTTCATTCTTTGCCTTTTCACGTTCAACAACACGTTGTCTTAATTCTGATGTACTAAAACTGTGTCTGCGTTTATTATAATATATTTCAATTGGTAGTTCTTTACCGGTAAAACTCTTATGTTGGTATTCTTCTCCAATGATTCGTACATCGATTGGAAAAGATTGCAACACATCCATTAAATCTTTTTCTGTGGCATATACCACAATTTCATCAATATACTTGCAGGCCTCTAGTTGAATATGCCGTTCAAAGATGGATTGTATTGGTTTATTTTTCTCTGGTCTATCTACAGTTGGATCAGTTTGTAGACCAACAATTAAGTAATCACACTGATTCTTGGCTTCCTTCAACATCATAATATGTCCGGCATGGAACAAATCAAAACATGAGGCAACAAATCCGATTTTCATTATATCACTCTCCTAAGAACTTTTCAACACCTTTAGGCTTATTTACCGCCTTCTTTGCCTTTTTACTTTCTTCATATGTTTCTATGAATTCGGATATATTCTCATAAAGTTCGAATTGCCGAACCATTACATCATCCATTTCCATCATTTCACCTTCATCAAGAATACCAAATTGTTCGGTGGCCTTATACTTGACGTATAGTTGTTTCTTTTCTTTTTGTATGCGTCTTAGGAACGCATAGTAAATAATCTGTGTAAAGTAGGCAAAAGGGTTCTTACTCTTAGCTGGATCAAAATTCTCAAAATACATGAGGCAGTTTTCGATACCATCTCCAATCATTTCATCCTTATGTGGATAGTTTATGAAGTTTGGCTTGTGAGATAAGCCTTCGGCAATCTTCATAAAACATTCTCCAATATAGTTTGGTATTGAAGGTTTCGGTTTATTTTCTTTTTCGGCTAAGTCACAAGATTCTTTAAAATCTACTAAGGCCTTGAGGAAATCGCCATTATTAATATAGTGTTTCTGTTTGCTCATAAAATATACCACATAAAGTTGTTGACATTGGGCTTGACATTCTGTAATATCGAGTATGTCCCCCTATGATGTTAATAATCCTAATGGAGAACCCTAGATTCTGGATTCTCCATCGCATTTAATATTTCTGTTATTTGTTCATCCGACATATCTTGCACATCACGTTTGGCCTGTATTGCCTCTTTTAACTTATCAACCATATTATTATAATATTCAATAAATGCATCTTCTGGATCCATCATCATTAAAATATCTTCCGTTTTTAACGTAGTTTTATTTTCTTTGATAAGATTGACAGGCAACCAATTGGCCATAATAAGCTGACCTGCATAAGTGCCTCTAGTTTCCACATCGACTGTCATAGGTTCAAAAATATCCATTTCTTCTTTACTAAAGGCATTACACATACCAATAATATCTTCACCACTCTTTAATCTAATTATTTTTACCATCATTTTTAAGTCCTATCTTATAGATTTTGAATGGGAACTTCTCCTCTGTATATATCTTTACTCTTTCTACAAAGTGTTTCAAAGTAAAATTCATATGTTGTTTAACTCTCAGATCATCCGCAATATCATATAATGTTGCTATTTCTTTACCTTCTGATTTTCTAAGTCCACGACCAATCGATTGCAAGTTTCGCACTCTCGATTTGGAGGGACTCGCAAAGATGATGTTGTGTAGATTTCTAATATTAATACCCGTACTGAAAGTACCATAAGAAGCAACAACAATAGCATCTTTTTCTATCTCCATAATCCTTCTAATTTCTTCTCTATCGGATGTTTCTGTACCACCGTGAACAAAGAATACTTTTCGTTCTCCTAACTTCTCGGTGTTACGTATCATATCATACAATATTTGGCCAT